TTTAGCCGCTACGCAGCATCGCCGAACGTCTCAGCGCCTCGTACGGGCTTGCAGGAGCCTCCGTGCGGGGTGCTTTTGCGTGCAAGGTCTCGGGCGCGGGCGAGCTGTCACGGCTCGGATACGGCCGCATGTGGGGCCGTCTGGGACGCGCTTACGGTCATGGTGGTCTGGGATCGCGTGCTGCAACGGTGTCGGATGCGAGCGAGCAGAGCGCTGTGCCGCCCGCCCTGGACGATGGACCGGGCGTGCGGGGCGGCGGAGGCCACGGAAGCAGCACGGACGACCACGCGTAGGGTGTGCGCCGCTGGCCGGGCGCGACGCGCGGCTGGGCCAGCGACCAGGACTGGCGGCACAGAAAAATTCAATAGCGTGACGCTTACGGTTTTGATGACGATAGCAGCACATGTAGCCTCTCGGGTTTATCTGCTCGGAGACGAATTACGGGTACTGCTGTCATGGTCTTCTCGGCAGTATCTTCCCACTGCTTCGCTTCTCTGCGTGGTTTGATACTCACCACATCTCGGCCTTCTCAACCGCTGAATCCTGCGCTTTGTCGTTACCGCTGCCATCCGTTGCGGTTTGGTGACTCACGCGGTGGTAGAATGTACGCAAAGTTATTGCATTTTGCTTTGAGACCGAAGGAGTCCCATGAAGTACTCAGAGCTGGTCGAGAGCGGGGCCACTGAGGCCAAGCGGCAGGACTTTCTTGCCGAGGGTGAGCAGACGCCAATCACGCTTCGGGTTCCAAAGAACCTCAAGGACGCAGCTGCGGAAGCAGCTCGTCTTCGAGGCATCAGCTTCTCCGCCTTTATCCGAAACTGCATCATCAACGAGCTTTCGGGGAGGTCGTAGACCATGGCCTCTCAGGTAAAGTCACGGCAGCGCGTACAGGACCACGGCGAAGTGTTTACCAACGAGCGCGAGGTGAACGCCATGCTCGACATGGTGAAGCAGGAGACTGAGCGTATCGAGTCGCGATTCCTGGAGCCCGCGTGCGGCGACGGCAACTTCCTTGCTGAGGTGTTGCGGTGCAAGCTCGCGGTCGTGAACGCACGATATCGGCGATCGATTTCCGAGTACGAGAAGTACGCATTTATCGCTGTCGGCAGCATCTACGGTGTCGAACTCCTTCACGACAACACGGTCACGTGCCGTGAACGGCTCTTCTCCATCGCGGAGAGCGACTACCTGCGTGTATGCAGAAAGAACCCAACACCCGGCTTCCTCGACGCAATCCGCTACGTGCTCGAGCGCAACATCCTTAATGGCAACGCACTCAGCCTCAAGCAGGTGGACGAGAACGGTGCCGACACCGAGGAGCCGATCATCTTCTCGGAGTGGTCCATCGTCACTGGCGACAAAGTGAAGCGCCGCGATTTCCGCTTAGACGAGATGCTTGAGGGCAGCGCCGAACAGGTGCAGTTTTCGCTCTTCGGCTCCAGCGGCACGCCGACCTCCGAGTGGGAGTTCGACGAGGAGACTGACGCGATGATCCCCAAGCCCATCTGGGAGTACCCGATGGTGAGCTTCTACGAGGTGCAGAACGATGAGTAATCTATTCGAGGCAACCTACAACCCCGATGTGCTGAGCTGCATCGCGAATCTCAGCAACGACGAGGTTTTCACGCCGCCAGAACTCGCAAACCAAATGCTTGACGTTCTGCCAGACGAGATTTGGAGCGACCCGAACGTCACGTTTCTTGACCCTGCTAGCAAATCGGGCATCTTCTTGCGAGAGATAGCGAAGCGCCTAATTGACGGCCTTGAAGACGTGTATCCAGACTTGGAAGAGCGGCTTGACCACATATACCGCAAGCAACTCTACGGCGTTGCGATCACCGAGCTTACGAGCCTGCTTTCTCGCAGAAGTCTTTACTGCTCGAAATACCCGAACAGCATTTACTCGGTCGTTCGATTCGACGACGCGGCAGGCAACGTACGCTTCAAGAACATTGAGCATGCTTGGTCGGGAGGATGCTGCAGATATTGCGGCGCGACGCAGAAAGAGTACGACCGCGATAAGTCGCTTGAGCAATATGCCTACGAATTCATTCACGTCGATGATCCAGAAGAGGTTCTACCAATGAAGTTTGATGTCATAATCGGTAACCCGCCCTACCAGCTCAGCGACGGTGGCAACAATGCTTCGGCGATGCCGATTTATCAGAAGTTCGTCGAACAGGCAAAGAAGCTCAATCCCCGATACCTCGTCATGATTACGCCGTCTCGATGGTTCTCGGGCGGACGCGGTTTGGATGCATACCGCTCTACGATGCTCAACGACAGACGGATCAGAAGGCTTGTCGACTACGAAGACGCAAACGAATGCTTCCCAGGAGTCGACATGTCCGGCGGCGTCTCCTACTTCCTTTGGGACCGCGACTACAACGGCGACTGCACAGTCGTGAACATGAAGAACGGCGTTGGATCCGAGCAACAACGTGATTTGAGGCGTTACGAGATTCTCATTCGTTCAAATGAGGCTGTCTCGATAGTCGATAAGGTACTTGGCCATACGAATAGATTCCTCAGCGCCTACGTCAGCAGCCAGAGGCCATTCGGGCTTCGCACCTTCGCCAAGCCAACCAAGAAGGGAGACTTGACGCTAAGGTGGCGCGAGGGCAAGGGGCCGATTAGCAGTAGCGAAATCACAGTCGGCCAGGAATGGATCGCCAAATGGAAGGTCATCGTCTCACGCGTTGTCTACGAACATGCTGGCGGTACCGACGCCCAGGGAATGCGTCGCGTGCTGTCAATCCTTGAGGTTCTGGGGCCGAAGGAGGTTTGCACCGAGACTTATATCGTCGTTAAGACGTTCGATACTCAGCAGGAAGCGCAGAATTGCTACGAATATCTTTCGTTGAAATTCCCGAGGTTCCTGATTAGTCAAGTGGCATCAGCGCAGATGGTTAACAGGAAGTCCTTCACGTTCGTACCCGACGTAGATTTCAGCCGCAGTTGGACAGATGGGGATCTTTACAGCGAGTTCGGGCTCGACGAGGAGGAGATTGACTACGTCGAGAGCCACATCAAAGAAATGAACACGGGTGACGGCAATGCCAAGTAGAGTCTTCTTTCCACCGCGCCCAGACGCGCAGCCAATCATATACGCATACTGCGAGCCGAACAATCGCCAGCTAAAGGGCATGCTCAAAGTAGGCTATACCAGCCGCACCATCGAGGAGCGCATGCACGAGCACTACCCGACTCTCAAGCCTGGTGACAAGCCATACGAAGTCGTGTTCACCGCACCCGCCATGCGCGCCGACGGAACGACGTTCATGGACCACGAGGTGCACGACAACCTCGAACTGAACGGACGAAAGAGGCTGCGCGACAAGGACGGCAAGAAGACCGAGTGGTTCCGCTGCTCGCTCTCAGACGTTAAGGCCGCCTACATCGCCGTGCGCGACCGTGCCGAGAACGTCGAGCGTCGCACCCGCGACTTCAAGATGCGGCCCGAGCAGGAGGCGGCAGTCCACAAGACCGAGGCGTATTTCCACCCCATCGAGGAGGAGGGCGGCGCACGCACCCCGAAGTTCCTCTGGAACGCGAAGATGCGCTTCGGAAAGACGTTTGCCGCCTACGAGCTCGCCAAGCGGATGGGATTCAAGCGTGTGCTCATCCTGACGTTCAAGCCCGCCGTGCTGGCCGCCTGGGAGGAAGACCTGCTGACGCACGTCGACTTCGGGGGATGGCAGTTCGTGAGCCGACCGAAGGAGATAGGCAAGCCCGACATCGCCCAGCAGTACGCCAAGGCCGACAAGAGCAGGCCGATCGTCTGCTTCGGCTCGTTCCAGGACTTCCTAGGACGCGAGGCACGCACCGGGCGCATCAAGGCACACCACGAGTGGGTACGCGACGAGGAATGGGACCTGGTCATCTTCGACGAGTACCACTTTGGCGCCTGGAACGAAAACTCGAAGAAGCTCTTCGAGCAGGAGGAAGAGGACGAGAGGGACACCACCGAGACGACCGATACTGGGATCGGCAAGGTGAACACCGGCAACGAGGTCAACGAGGGCGACCTGCCCATAAGCACGCATTACTACCTCTTCCTGTCGGGCACGCCCTTCCGCGCCCTCAACTCAGGTGAGTTCATCGAGGAGCAGATCTACAACTGGACGTACTCAGACGAGCAGGCGGCCAAGGAGGCCTGGCCGACCGAGCATCCCGGACGCCCGAACCCGTACGCGTCGCTGCCTCGCATAGTGATGCTGACCTACCAGATGCCCGACGAGATCAAGAACGTCGCACTCGGCGGCGAGTACAACAGCTTCGACCTGAACGCGTTCTTCGAGGCCACCGGCGATGGCGACAGCGCCGAGTTCGTCCTCAAGGAGTCGGTGCAAAAGTGGCTCGACCTGATACGCGGCGCGTACAAGCCCTCTGCCGTAGACGACCTCAAGCTGGGCGCTGAGAAGCCCGCGCTGCCGTACTCGGACACGCGCCTGCTGCGCGTGCTGAACCACACTCTCTGGTACCTGCCGCGCGTGAACAGCTGCTACGCGATGCGGAACCTGCTACACGAGCCGCAGAACGTGTTCTTCCATGACTACACTATCAACGTATGTGCGGGCACCGAGGCCGGCATCGGCATGGCTGCGCTCGACAAGGTGCGCGAGACCATGGAGGACCCGCTGCACTCTCAGACCATAACGCTGACCTGTGGCAAGCTGACCACCGGCGTGACCGTGAAGCCGTGGTGCGGCATCTTCATGCTTACCAACATGCGCAGCCCCGAGACGTACTTCCAGGCGGCCTTCCGCGTGCAGTCGCCCTGGACCGTGGAGGACGACGCGGGCAAGATCGAGATAGTGAAGCAGGAATGCTACGTGTTCGACTTCGCACTCGACCGGTCGCTGCGAATGGTGTCCGACTACAGCTGCCGACTCAAGGTGGACGAAAATGTGGGCCCCGAGCAGAAGGTCGGCAAGTTCATAAACTTCCTGCCCGTGCTCGCCTACGACGGGAGCGCGATGCGACCTGTGAGCGCCGCAGACATCCTCGACATCGCCATGGCTGGCACGTCTGCCACGCTGCTGGCGAGGCGTTGGGAGTCTGCACTGCTCGTCAACGTTGACAACGACACGCTTCGGCGCATCCTCAACAACGAGGACGCGCTCAACGCCCTCATGAGCATCGAGGGCTTCCGCTCGCTCAACGCCGACATCGAGACGATCATCAACCGCTCCGAGGCCATCAAGAAGGCCAAGCGCGAGAAGGAGGACCTGACCCCGAAGGAGAAGAAGGAGATCTCCGCCGAGGAAAAGGAGCTCAAGAGCAAGCGCAAGCAGATCCAGGAGAAGCTGATCAAGTTCGCGACGCGCATACCGGTGTTCATGTACCTGACTGACTACCGCGAGGAGACGCTAAAGGATGTCATCACGCAGTTGGAGCCGGGGCTGTTCAAGAAGGTGACCGGCCTATCGGTTGCGGACTTCGAGCTGCTGGTATCGCTCGGTGTATTCAACGACGCGCTGATGAACGATGCCGTGTACAAGTTCCGTCGATACGAGGACTCGTCGCTGCGCTACACCGGTATCGACAGACATGCAGGCGAGCGCGTCGGCCTGTTCGATACGACGCTCACCGAGTTCGAGTACATGGCCATGGCCCAGGAGGAGTCGATGGTGGCCCCGAACGGGCTTGCGAAGCCTGGCGCAAGCGCGACGAGAGCGGCCAAGAGCACATCGGCCAAACAGTCGGCGGCCAAGCCTGCCGCGCAGAAGGCGACACCCTCAAAGCCAGCCGCGCAGAAACCCGTGTCTACAAAGGCCGCAACGCCGAGCCGCAGAATCGAGCGCACCGACGCGAGGGCAGCCGCAAAGCCCGCCGAGAAGCCCGCGAGGCGCGACTGGATAGTGGACGCGCTCGACGATATGGGGCTCAAGTACCTCGACAAGCGCGTCAACCAAGGATGCTTATGGGTCTTTGGAGCTAACGAGCTATTGCCCCGCATGAAGGAGCTTGCCGACCGTGGCGCTACCTTCAAGTTGAGCCTAGGCGGCGGACGTGCGACGGGCGGGAAATCCGCCTGGTGGCTGCGCGACTACCCCGAGCAGCGCAAGGAGGAGCCGAAGCCCGAACCTGCCGTTACGCAGGAGCAGCTGGACGAGCTGGAACCGGGCGACACCGTGTTCCATAAGGCGTTCGACTACGGGCGCATCATCGGTATCGATGACTCTTACATCGAGGTCACGTTCGACAGCGACAACAAGAAAAAGAAACCGTCGCGAAAGTTCATGTTCCCGAGTGCGTTCTTCCAGGGATTGCTGCAGATTGGATAGAGGGTAGGCATGGCGCAGGAGAAAGCACTCGAGGGAACATGCGGGATAACCCTGACAGAAGCAGCACCGAAAGGGCACCGAGGGTGGAGTGCTAGTACGCTCACCGACATCATCGGAACTTCCCAGCTGAACATCTGGCTTTCGCGCGACCCCAAACAGCGTTTTCTTCCTGACATCAGAGCTATCGATTCCTTCCCTGGATTCGACGGCTCGATTACATTGGGCGAGAAAGGGCAAGACGGTCGAATTACGCCTGTGGGAAAAGCAGAAGTCCAGGTCAAAAGCGTTGCCGCTACGCCAAGAAATAACAATACAGTGCGTAACCTCAGCGACTACAAATACTGTTGTGATGCTGCAGTATTTCATGCTGTTCACAAGCAGGTAAGCAAGAACTCTACCGTGCTTGTCATTGCTGATACAGAAAGCGGGCGCTGCTTTAGGCTTCATCTTACGCGAGAATTCATTGATTCATTAAGTCTCGATGACAGGACCCAAAGCAAGACCGTTTACTTCAATGACGAGGATGAGCTCGAAGATTACGACAGATTCTTCAACGAGCTCATGGCTGGAGGCGAGACATCCGTGAATGAATATGACCGAGCGCTAAATCATGGTCTTGTCTGCCCAGACGACATTAGCGAAGTACGTTTTCAGGAACTGAGCGAGCAGGTCGACAGGCTCAACTATCTCTGTGATACAAAGCTGGCGTTTCTCAAGAAATGGAGTTTCAAGGATGCCTGGAGAATAGGGCTTCTCTACCGGGAAGAGGGTGATCGCTACTATCTTGCACTTGTTGCCATGGAATACGGTAATGGAGAGCATATCGAGCTACGGTCACTCACAACGGAAAAGGAGGTTCCCTATCTTAAAGGAATGCCACTCGCGCCAAGCGTCAACGATGACGCACACTTTGCCGTAGCTATGGAGAGGAATGCGCCGTTCTCAGAGGCTGTTGATAAGCTTCTTGTCATTTGGTGCAAAACTTTTACCGACACTTGGTTTATACCTCCTGCTGCTATGAGCGATGATCTGATACTTGAGCTCGCCTTCTACTTCCTCGATACTTTGGCCGCATGGGTTCCTGACCTCGCGGCAGGCGATAGGCCTGTGCACCTCAACCACGATGTCATGACTGCAGATGAATTCAAGCGATATGTCGAAGCTGTCTACTACGCTTTCGACCAATATCATTACGATATTTACGAACGAATGAACATTGAGCATGGCGAGCGCGATGTACTCCTGTGTAGGATGCCCAAGAAGAACGAACATGGGCCAGACTGGTTCCAGAAGTTAGTAATCGAGTACATCAACGGTACTATGCAATACGAGAAGCACCTTAATCTGCAATTCATTTGCGACAAGTTATCAATCAGGCTCATAAGTGCCATAGCGGATGAGATCTGCAAAAGACGTATGAACGTCGCTAGGATTTGGAAGCTGTCACCATGGTCTGTGATTGAGGACAAGCTGCAGCGTTACAGCGCTATCGATTCGCCTTATTTGTATTCACCTTTTGACTTCTTCTCAACGCAAGGAGACCTTGAAGCAAACTTTGCAAGGTTTGTTCAAACCGTTGGCCCTTCAAGCGAGCTGGCGGCGAAGGTCTTCTTTGGTGATGCGGGTGAGCGGGAGGTACCTCGACACACTTACGACTGTACGCTATATGACAATGAGTTCTTTGCTCACTACAGAGCGATAAAGCTATCAAGTGAACTTGAGGAGTGGAAGCTATCAGGTGTTTTCCCGTACGAACAGGACACTGATTACCCTGAAGAGATGATTGACAAGCTCGTAGAAGAACACGGATCAGTTCACACCTTGCACAAGAGTCCACCTAACTTCATTGACCTCCTGCCTTTGTATAGCGCCATCGAAGAATTCCTCGCTGGGGGCATAAAGGCGATGCTTGGCGATAACGCCGTGAAACTATCCCCCTTCCCCGAGGAGAGGAAGAGAAAAGAATCAATGAGCTACGTCACTTCTTGGAACATCCGACCCACTACCTAGCTAGCACCATCACCTTGTGACATACCCAGACAATGCCCGTACCGGTAAAGGTACGGGCATCGTTCGTCTATGCCCGCCCCACGAGACGAAAGGCGGTACAGCATGGACGGTGAGACCAATGGCAGCCAGGAAGCCACGCAGGGTGCGCAGGACCAGGCGCAAGAGCAGCAACAGGAAGCCACGCAGGGCGTGCAAGAAGTGACCGGCAACAACGTCGGAAACGACTGGGAGAAGCAGATCGCAAAGCGTGATGCAAAGATTGCCTCCCTCGAAGCACAAGTTGCAGAGGCGGCAAAGACCGCAGAGGCGGCAGAGAAGCTTCGCGGCGAGGTTGCCGAAGTAAGGGCCCAGGCGGAGTCCGACCGCATCGACTTCAAGCTGCAGCTCGCGGGCGTGCGAAACGTGAAGGCAGCACGCGCCTTGCTTCCCGATCACGAAAACGACGTGGACAAACTCAAGGAGGCCGAGCCGTGGCTCTTCGAGGCCGACGGCAAGCACGCAGCCAAGGGTGGCTCCGGCACGACCGGCCTTCCCAACGCGGGCGCTGCCAAAGACGAGGGCAAGACGCTCAAGCACTGGCGTGAGATCGCCGGACTCACCGACGACGATAAGAAGGAGTAGGAAATGGCCAACAGCATCGCATTCGCAAAGAACTACGTATCGGTAATCGACGAGGTCTACCAGCGTGCCGGGGTCTCCGGAGTGCTCAACTCGGGCCGCCGCATGGTTCGCGCCGGTCACAACGCAAAGGAAATCCTCATCCCGAAGATCTCCGTCACGGGACTGGGCGACTACACCCGCAACGTGGGCTACAAGACCGGCTCGATCACGTACGAGTTCGAAACCCGCACGTTCAACTACGATCGCGGCATCCGCCTGTTCGCTGACGTCATGGACGTCGAGGAGGCTGGCGTGAACGACTGCTTCGTTGAGGCCGGCGCGGAGCTCATGCGCACGCAGGTGGCCCCCGAGGCCGACGCCTTCACCTTCGCCGAGATCGCCGGGCACACCGGCGTGACCACGGTGAGCGAGAGCTACGCCAGCGCCGACGCCGAGGACGTACTGGAGGACCTGCGCACCGTCACCAGCGCGATGGACGAGGACCAGGTCACGACCGGCACGCGCATCCTGTTCATCACGCCGACCCTCAAGGGCCTGCTGGACGACTTCTCCTATGCGAACCCGAACCGCTCCAACCGCGTGCTCGAGCGATTCAGCCGCATCGTGGAGGTGCCACAGGTGCGCTTCTACACGGCCATCGACCTGCTTTCCGGCGACGACGACCAGTTCGGCTACCGCAAGCGCGTCCAGACCTACCAGAAGACCGCCGACGTGGCGCTCGTCTCCGGCAAGACCTACTACACGCGCTCGGGCTCCGGCACGTCCGCCTCACCCTACGTCTACACCGCAGTGGCGGCGGCGGACCTCGACGTGGACGACATCGGCGACTACTACGAGGTGAAGGTCGCGGGCGGCCTGGACATCAACTTCATGGTGGTGGAGAAGTCCGCCGTGATCAAGTTCGACAAGCACGTGGCGTCGCGCGTGTTCTCGCCCGACGAGCTTGAGAGCCTGGACAGCTACATGATGAAGTACCGCAAGTACGGGATCGTGTCCGTCCTGGACAACAAGCTCGACGGCGTCTACGTCTCCGCGAGCACGTCGTAACCATGGCGTCCACGGTGACATACGAGTTCTACACGGACAGCTATGGGGGCGGTCTCTCCGAGGCCGCCTTCTCGTCATCCTTGCCCATAGCCGATAGTCACGTGAAATGGCTCTGCGCGGTCAACGGGGCGAAGACCACCTGCACCGTGTTCAAGCGCGCCGTCTGCGCGGCGGTCGACGCCTTCGCCGAGTACGGCGCTGGCGAGGTGGACGGCTACTCAATCGGCGAGTTCTCCGTGAAGAACTACGCCTCGCAGCAGACGACCGGCGAGGAGCTGGCGACCGAGGCGGCGCTGCGCGAGCTGGGGCTCTCGGGCATGGCGTTCACGGGGGTGCGCTGATGAGGTCGGTCAGGCCGATACCGAAGGCGGCGCTGCCCGACGTGATGACCGTGCGGGCGCCGCTTCCCGACGGGACCTACGACGAGCCCGAGTTGATCTGCAACGTGCGCTTCGAGCGGACGCAGAGGGTAACCGACGACGAGCACAGGAGCGCGGACGCGGGCGGCGGGACGGTCTTCGTCGACGCCGTGAACTCCATCGGCGCGTTCGAGGTCGTGGCGGGATCGAGGGTGGCCGTGCGCGGGCAATCCATGTACGTGGTGGAGGTGCACCGCTGCGAGGACCTTTTCGGGCGCGTGCACCACTGGGAGATCAAGGTGAGGTGAGAGACCTTGCAACTGGCATTTCTCGTCGCAAACGCCTTGCTAGACGGCGACTTCGCAAGCTACTTCGCAAGCGTTCCGTCGGCGGACGTGGAGCCCGAGCCCATCGTGCTGCGGCAGGGCGGGTTCGAGCGCACGAGCCGCATGGAGGACGAGGAGCGCGGCACCGTGACGGTGGCCGTGCTCGTGGTGCGCGAGGTGGACGCCACGGCGGAGGCCGACGCCAACGCCTGCGAGCGGTGGCTGCGCCGCTACGGCTGGGAGCGGCACGCCGAGAACGGCAGCTGGCGCATCGTGGGGCTGGACACGACCGCCCCGGCATTCAAGGAGCGAGACGGGTCCGGGCGCTTCGTCTGGGCCTTCGACGTGGTTCTTACGGTGGTGAGGAGCCTATGAGCGAAAAGACGAGACGCATCAACGCGGCGGGTCACCAGCCCGAGCCCGTGATAAAGCGTGCCAAGCCCTTCGGCAGGGACGACAGGGCCGCACGCGAGTCGAAGCGGCGTGCGAGCGCCTACGGTCGGGCAAGGGGCAACACATGAGGTCCATCGTCTACGCGGGGAACGACTTCTCCGAGATCTGCAGCGCCGAGATCATCGAGCGGGCGGCAAACCCGATCATAGCCGAGGCGATGGCGGTGCCTGGCCGCGCCGGGGCCCTGCTCGTGTCCGGCTACGTGCCGCCCGTCGACGTGAGGGTTCGCCTGTTCATGGACATGGGCCACAACCCCAGCTTCACCGGCATGGCGCAAATGCGGGCGAAGCTGCGCCGGTGGCTGCTGTGGCCGGGCGGCGGGAGCCTGGTGCTGCCCGACGACCCGGAGATCGAGTACCGGGACGTGCTTCTCGTCGGCGCCTCCAATTGGTTTAACCTCTTCGAAGCCGGCGAGTGCGAGCTGACCTTCACCCTGTTCGACCCCATCGGCTGGGGCGCTGAGCGCGTGGAGCGAACGGCCCGCTTCGATGTGGACGGCGACTGGCCGACGCTGCCGGAGTTCCGCGTAGTCGCGGCTGCGGGATCCTACCTGCAGGTGTCGTTGCCGTCCGCCGGCAAGGGCATCCGCGTGGATTACGGCTTCTCGGGCGGCGAGGCCGTGATCATCGACTGCCAGGGCGAGACGGTCTTCATCAACGACGCCGACTCCCGTGACTGCGTGGCGCTTGCCAGTGACTTCTTCGCGTTGGAACCGGGAGACACCATCGTGTCGACCGTGGGCTGCACCTACGTGGAGACGCGCTTTGCCGAGAGGTGGGCGTGATGGCGGGCTCGGTGCCGACGCTCTACTGGTTCGACCGTTGGGACGAGCGGATCGGCCTCTTGCGCGTTGTGGGCGAGCTCGTGCACACGGAGGAGCTAAACGGCGAGGACACGATCGAATTCACTAGCTACGACGTGCCCGCCAAGGGCGACCGTCTTCTGTGGCTTGACGGCTCGACTTGGAGAGAGCACGTGGTGGTGAGGACGGACGAGCCTTTGGCCGGCCTGTGCTCCGTGTACGCCGAATCCTCCCTTTGCGATCTGCTGGACGACTTCATCGAGGAGGCGCAGCTTGTGAGCCGCACGGCGCAACAGGCTTTGACTGCCGTGCTGGCACCCACGCGCTGGGCGATAGCATACTGTGCGAACCTCGGAACCGCCGGCGCCCTCATCTACCATCAGAACGCGCTCTGGGCGCTGCGCCGCGTTGCCGAGGTATGGGGCGGCGAGGTGACGCCAATCATCACGGTTTCCAACGGTCGCGTAGCCACGAGGTCTATCAGAATGGACGCTCAGCACGGCAGCTGGAACGGCCTGCGCTTCACCTACGGCAAGAACATGGCGGGGTGCACGAGGACCGTGCTTGAGCAGGACGTCTATACCGCTTTGTATGGCTTCGGCGCGGGTTTGCCCTTTACTGACGAGGAGGGCAACTACAAAGCCGGGTATAGGCGCAAGCTGACCTTCGGAGTGATCAACGGCGGGCTGAACTACGTTGCCGACGAGAACGCGAAGCTCGTTTGGGGACGCTGGAACGCCGACCGCACGGCAAAGGTTCATTCGTTTGGCCAGGTGACCTTCTCTCAGGAGACGGATCCGGCGCACCTGCTGGTCCTCACGAGGAGAGCTCTGGCAGAGGCGGTGCAGCCCAAGGTGAGTTACGAGGTGGACGTCGCCGCGCTCGACGGGGACGACGCCGACCTGGGCGACACCGTGGCCGTGATCGACACGAGCAGGGATCCCGAATGGAGGCTGACCGCCCGCATCGTGCGGCGCGTGCGCACCTTTGGCGAGGGCGTGGTGGCACGGGTGACCATCGGGACCGTGGAGCCCGTGGACTACGCGCAGGTGAGCGCTCTGGCGGCCGACGTCGCCACGTTGCAGGATGACATCGTGGGCATCGACGGAAACCTGAGCACGGCGGCATCGGTCACCGTAGTGGAGAGCGCCGTGACCGAGGCAATCGACGACCTGGACGAGCTTGCGGAGCTGGACTTCTGAGTTGTGACGCGCCTCTAGCATCTGCCTTGTTATTCACGCAAACGAAAGGCTCATCCATGCTAGACGGCTATGGCATTCACACACTGATATGGGACTCGGCCGACGAACGGCTTGGTGACTTTCTGGTTGCATCGCCTGCTGACGCCGAGGGGCGTGGGCTGGAGCTGCATGTAAGACAGGGTGGCTCGGCTGCCAATCTCACCGGGGCAAACGTCTACTTCCTCTGGCGGCACAAGATGACCGGTGAACGCGGGTGTGAGCCCATGACTGCGATCAACGCGGCACTCGGGCAATACTCCGTCTTCTATCCCGCAGCCATGTGCGAGGAAGAGGGCGTGGTCGAGGCGCAGTGCATGGTCAGCTACGACGACAAGACGATATCGACGCGTGCGTTCACCATTCGCGTGGAGCCGGTGCTCATCGGCGGCGAGGAGCACGAGGACGGTTTCACACTGTTCGTATCCGCCATCAACGCTTACGAGCACGCCGCCGATATATCGACCGAGGCCGCAGAGGCGGCGGCC